GGTGGTGCTGTAGTCAATGCCTTGGGCGGTGGCTTGCCACAATCTGGAGGCTTCAGCGGTAGCGGCGACATCGTCATCGTGATCGGCGGACACGAATTTGGTCGTGTGGCCATCCAAGAAATCAATCGGGAACAAGAACGTGCAGGACAAGTCTTGATTAACATTTAAAGGGAGGTAAAATGGCACGCTTAATTATCAATGGGGTGGCTGTTAAGCCTCCTAAATCATTCCAAGTCGGTATCCAAGATATTGACGGAGAAACAGGCCGAAATGCTAACGGTGACATGGTCCGTGACCGTATCACGACCAAGCGAAAGTTAGATTGTGAATGGGGCATGCTGACTCAAGATGAAATGAGTCAGCTTTTAAATGCCGTTTCACCGGTCTTTTTTGAAGTCTCTTATCCCGACCCTGTAAGAGGTCAAACAACAGGGACTTTCTATGTCGGAGACAGAACAGCTCCGAGCTATTCATTCACTGAGCAATTTAAGCCGTGGTCTGGCGCAAAATTTAATCTGGTAGAAAGGTAGGTTAGAACATGGATATATTTAGACGTAAGAAATTTGATGAAGCTATGTTTGCTAAAAACCGTACTTTCGCTATCAGAGTAGGGCGATATCAGTCAAGCGATATTAAAGAGGCTCATTTTGATTATGGCTATATCAAGGGTGATACCTACAAGCCGGGTGGAACGTGCGCTGGTAGTGCTAAAATCGTCTTTACGAGCATCATTACCACTTTCAATAAGCTAGATAAGGTTTATCCTGAAATCGGTCTTTTGGTAGATGGAACCTACGAATGGGTCAAAATGGGTGAATACTTCATCAATGATATTGAGATTGATCGAAATCGTAAAATGACCAAGCTTGACCTTATGGATGGGATGTTCAAGCTTAACCGTGAACATGTAACGGACTTGACTTATCCTGCTGAAATCAGGCACGTTATCAAAGAAATTTGTCTGAAGACTGGTATAGAGTTAGCAAATGAATACATGGATATTACATCCATGAATTACAGAATCGATCAGATTCCGAAAGATAAAAAGATGACATTCAGAGATGTTTTGAGCCTAGCTACTCAGATGCTCGGGATGTCTTGTTTTTTCAATCGAGAAGGAAAACTCGAAATCAAGGAACTGACTGACTCAGGTATCACGATTACAGCAGACAGCTACTTTATGCACGGATTGACCAAGAGCGAAATCGAGTATCAGATTGCAGGGATAACTTGTAAAAAAGATAAAGAGACGCTCACGGTCGGTTTGAGAACTGGTCGATCGCTAGAATTGGATAATCTGTTCATGTCTCAAGCGGTTTTGGATAACCTTTATCACAAAATCAAGGACATTCGTTATTATCCGTTCAATTTGAATTATCAAGGTCACCTCTTGCTTAACGTGGGCGAATGGGTGACCGTCAAGACAAACACGGGCGAGACGTTCAAGTCGCCAATCTTGAGCCAATCATTCACATTTAAGGGCGGTCTGCGTGGTCGTATCGGCGCAGACAGTAAAGCCGGCAATGATGCGCAGTATTCATACGCAGGAACACTTACGAAGAAGATTGAGCAATTCAACGACTTTGAAGCTCAAATTCAAAATCAAATCGAGGAAGCAGATAAAGGTTTTGGCCAAAAAGTCGAGAAAATCAAGAATGACTTTAACGACCAAATCGAACTAGCCAAGGCAAAGACTGAGGAAGTCAAGCGCCAACTCTCTGACACGATTGACCAGCGCTTCAATAGTTTTAACAATGGACTTCTGCAAGAAGCCAAGCGTAGAGCTGAAGAAGCCTTGCGAAACGCTGGCGCAAGCAGCCTACTCGCTCAGGAAGCGAAGCGGATTGGGTTGGATTCCATAGCAAAACTTGAAGCATTTAAGTCACAGGCTACGAGCGCTCAGACGGCTTTGTCGGGTGACTTGAACGCTCTAAAACGGACTATTGCGAACGATATTCGACCGAAGCAAGAACAGGTTACAGCTGAGATTGCCAAACAGGTTGAAGCGCTTGTTCAGACAAAAAAAGAACTCGCTGGTGTTAAGTCAGCGCAAGCGACGTATGAGGAGACGACGACTCGCAGGCTGGCTGAGCTGACGAATCTGGCCGATGGTAAAGCCAGCAAGTCCGAGCTCATTCAGACGGCTGAGGAGTTGTCTAGTAAGATAGCGAGTGCTCATTTAGGCCGTAGGAACCTGCTGAAAGGCACAAAAGAGCTTGCGAGATACAAGCCAGCTAGCGAATACAACGGCTTTAAGGTTATCAAAACAACTGCAGAAGCGACAGGCTATCGTGATAGCTACACAGAAAGAACAGTCGTTTCGACGACTGGCACAGAGTATATCGCTATTTTTTACGCAAGAGCCAGCGAAAATGACTATCCTATGCGATGCCATCTCTATAATCCGAACACAGTAGTATCCTCAAAAAATAGCAGTGGCTATACATCAAAAGCTTCAGACGGCTTGTCTATCGTCCGTCTCACTACAGATTGGCAATTGTGCTGGGTCAAGTGGACCCAAACGGCAATAGACCAAACTAAGACGATTATCATTGGCCGCCACGGCCCGCAAGTCGGAGGCAAAGAGGGAGCATGGATTGAAATCTGCGCCCCAGCGCTTTTCGAGGGTAATCTTGTTGGTGATTGGTCACCAGCATACGAAGACCAAGACGAGCGTGTCTCAGCAGTTGAATCCAACTTTAAACAGCGTGCTGATTCGTTGGAAGCTGGTGTGAACCGTCTGACTGAAGGTCTCAGAACCAAAGCGGATATCAGCTCACTAAATGTGACCGCTGAGAATATCAGACAGTCTGTGAAAAGTCTTGAAACAAACACGCAGAACAAGCTCAATCAAAAGCTCAGCACAGCTGAATTCGAGGTGCGAGCTGGTTCTATTCGTCAGGAAATTCTGAATGCAACCAAAGACAAGGCTGACAAGACTTTGGTCGTGGCCGAGGCTGGGAAGCTTAGGGAGGAACTGGCGAGCCTGTCGGTTGGCGGAGTCAATCTGCTCAAAAAAACCAAGACTTTTAGCGGGGTAAATGGACAATCACAGCTATTATCTGAGACGTACAAGAATTGCGCAGTCAGATACTTCAAAAACACAGACTCCAACTCTGCATATCAGAATATTGTTGCGTATTACGACGCTCTTTATCCAGAGTTGGGTGGGACTTATACCCTGTCCTTTTGGGCTAAAGGGACATGCGAGATGACTACATTTTTTTATGGTCGGAGTGGCTTTTTGCCTGTTGCGTATGGTAAAACCAGTCAAGGTCTTGTATCAAAGGCAGGAGACGGCAATTGTCGTTTTACTCTCTCTGCTGACTGGCAAAGATACTATGTTGTTTACAAGCTGGCAGATGCGCCAGCAGAAGCGACTAGTATCTATAAGCATGTGCTATTTAGACACAATAGTCGAAGCACAACAGACGAAGTTTGGCTGGCTGGCGTCAAGCTAGAGAGAGGCAATCTAGCGACTGATTACAGCGAGAATCCCGAGGATGTTGACGGCCTCATCACAGAAGCTAAGGCTACCTTTGAGCGGACGGCTCTGGGGTTGCGAACAGACTTATCAGCTATTCAGGAATATGTCAATAAAGACGGCCAGAGACAAGAAGCCTTGCAGCGTTACACTCGAGAAGAGAGTGCGAGACAAGCGACAGCTGTTCGTGAGCTGGTCAATCGTGATTTCGTCGGTAAATCAGCTTATCAAGAGGATGTAAGAGGTCTTGAACGTCGATTTAGCGAGATTGCCACACAGACGAACAATGACATCACTACAAAGATTGCTCAGTACAAGCAGACAGTCGACGGTCAATTTGCAAGCATCACATCGCAGATTTCTGGCAAGGCTAACCAAGTCGATTTCCAGCGAGTTCGAGAAACCAGTCAGCTCTATGAGCGAATTTTGGGTAATACTAACAATAGTATCGCAGACAATGTTGCTCGAATGGCTATGACTAGTCAGTTATTTCAGGTCGAGGTGTCTAAGAATGAAGGTCTAAAAACAGTCCAAAGGCAGCTTGCTGACTCATGGTCGGTTCAAAACATCAACAGTGCAGGTGATTTGATTTCAGGAATTAATCTTGGCGCCAACGGTCATAATCGACTTGACGGGAAATTGACCCATATAACTGGCGAGACTCTGATTGATAAGGCAGTCATTAAGTCTGCGATGGTTGATAAGCTAAAGACTGCAAACTTTGAAGCTGGTTCAGTGACCACAGTCGTTTTAGATGCTGAAGCGGTCACAGCTGAAAAATTGAAAGTTGATCAGGCTTTCTTTAATAAGCTTGTCGCAAACGAAGCTTACTTGAGTCAACTGTTTGCCAAGCAAGCCTTCATCAACCGTGTGCAGAGTGTTGCGATTGATGCAAGTCAGGTTCGTTCAGGTATTTTAAGCGGTGATAGGATTTACGGTGGGACCATTAGAGGGGCCAGCATTTATGGGGGAACCTTAACAGGGCACACCCAAATTCAACTAGGCTCTTATGGCTCATTTGATACAGTCAATGGCGGTCTACAGATTAACGTACCACGAGACTATAATGCCAAAGATGGCTTGGGAGTTCAGTTCATTGGATCCTATGGCCGTGGGGAAAATGTCCCTTACGGGCTTTTCCTCTACAGAGATTCGGATTTCACAATTGGAAATACTGCAACAGATACAGATGAGTTCCTTATGACTGTACAAGGTTACATCAATGCAAAGGGAATCGGTTGGCTCAAGACGGGGAAAGGCAGTGTCAATGGTAAAACAACAGGGACTATTGGACTCTGGAACTCTAACAATGTATCTTTGAGCTTTGGTGGTTCAGGGAATGACATCTACTATAGTTACAATAGTACGGCATATAGCCTGTGGTCAGTTGTCAATCAGCACTTCTCAGACAGACGTCTGAAGGAAAATATTGTTGATTGTAAACATAAGGCTCTTGATTATATCCAACAATTTCAATTCAAGGAATACGATTGGAAAAAACAAGAGGACAGACCACAACAAGCACACACAAAGATTGGTTTGATTGCGCAGGAAGTTCAAGAGGTGGATCCTACACTCGTCTACGAGAACGGCGACACGCTGAACCTGGATAATCTCAGATTGACCAACATCGCACTTAAAGCAATTCAGGAGCTTGCTCTTGAAAATCAAAAACTTACACACAGATTGGAGAACTTAGAAAATGAATACAGAACAGCTTAACCGCGCACTTCGGATGACAATCAACGACTTATCCGATACATCAAACGGTACAATGGTTGCAAATAATCTCTTGAGCATTCAGCTTGAAGAACAATTGGCTGAAAATCAAAGACTTCAAGCACGAGTGGATGAGCTGGAAGCTCTGCTTGATGAACAAACTAAACCAGCAGAAGGAGAATAGATATGGCAATTAATGGATATAACCTATCAACAAAACCGTACTTAAGAATTTCTGGCTCAAACGTTGAGACCGTTGTAGAAATTCAACTATCAGAAGGCAACCGCTACAGCACTAACTCACGATCATTTCCTGGAGACCGTACAAACGAACCAGAAGACGTCTTGATTCAAGCGGTGCTGGATGTTCTCAAATCCGAATTGGACCCAAGCTCTGCGATTGTGCAGGCGCAGAATAAGCTTGAACAAGCTGAGCAGCAGATTGCGCACAATAAGAGCGAACAGGACCGACTTTCTGCGCTTGCAAATAAAATCGATAAAGTCGTTCGAGTCATGGCTCAAGATTCCATCATGGGTGAGAAAATCGCCTACGGAACAACCTACAAGGAACTTGTCGAACTCTTCCCACTTGTTGAGGAAGGCAAGTTCTATCAACCAGGTGATATGTTTGTGATTGAAGATCCTGAACACGTTGAATTGAATGGCGAAGGAAAGCGTGTCTTGATTCAGACAAATCAGGCTTTTACTTACAAAGGCGAATCTATCAAGCAACTTGAAGGCGTACCATCTCAAAATGGTATTCTTGCAATCTGGAAGTGGGAAGGGCAAAAAAACGAAAGTGATCTTGGGACCACTCGAGTTCCTGCACAGTAGATTGGAAGTGATCTGATTGGAACTACTAGCATTTTTGGATAAATTGAGTCCGATTCTAATCGTAATCATTCCTAGCTATTTCTCCTTCAAAAGCACGCAGAACACAAAAGAGACTGATAAGCAAATCAGTCTCTTATCTGATAAGATTAGTGCTATTGAAAAGACTGTCTCAAATGTCGAGAGCATTGGAAAGGATAATAGCAAAGGATTGAGTGTTATTGGAAAAGGTCTTCAAAGATTACAGCGTTTTCGATTGCAAGAAAACCTAAAAAAAGCAATTAGACGAGGCAATACCAATCAGCATGAGATTGAGGAATTGTCTCGTCTTTATGAAAGTTATGTCGAGCTTGGCGGCAATGGAGCCATCAAGGTATTGTATGAAAAATTTCTAGCATTGGAAATTGTGGAGGAAAATATAAATGCAACAAATCAATGAAATTATCGCAAACGGAGCAATTAGCATTCTTGTAATTTTGGCTGGCATCGCAGTCAAAGCAGTCAAGGACTACCTGGTTCAAAAAGGTGGAGAAAAGACCGTCAAAATTGTTGAAATCTTGGCCAAAAATGCGGTTAATGCCGTGGAGCAGGTCGCTGCTGAAACTGGCTTTAAGGGCGAAGAGAAGCTTGAGCAGGCACGGACTAAAATCCGAGCTGAGCTGACCAAATACAACATCAACATGACTGACAAGGACTTAGACACATTTATCGAGTCAGCAGTTAAGCAGATGAATGACGCATGGAAAGGAGAGTAATCATGGATATTGATACAAGTAGATACAGAGAAGGATTGCCTCAGGTCGGTGTACAACCTTATCGACAAGTCCATGCGCACTCAACAGGAAATCGCAACTCAACCGCACAAAATGAAGCGGACTACCATTATCGTAAAGACCCTGAACTTGGATTTTTTTCTCACGTTGTAGGGAATGGACGTGTCATGCAGGTCGGTCCTGTAAATAACGGAAGTTGGGATGTTGGAGGAGGTTGGAATGCTGAGAGTTACGCAGCAGTCGAATTGATCGAGAGTCACGGAAGTAAAGAAGAGTTCATGCGCGATTACAAGCTCTATGTTGAGCTTTTGCGAAATCTTGCGGACGAAGCAGGTTTGCCGAAAACACTTGATACAGGGAGTTTAGCTGGAATTAAAACGCATGAGTATTGCACGAATAACCAACCAAACAACCACTCAGATCACGTTGACCCATATCCTTACCTGGCCAAATGGGGTATCAGTCGTGAGCAATTCAAGAAAGATATTGAAGGCGGTCTATCTGAAGGTGGCTGGAAACGCAATGATACCGGCTGGTGGTGGGAGGAGTCCGATGGCTCTTATCCAACGAAACGCTGGAAGAAAATCAACAATGAGTGGTTCTACTTTGACGATCGTGGCTATTGCTTAATCAATCGTTGGTTCAATGATGGTCAAGACTGGTTCTATCTTGATAAACGCGGCGCTATGGTCACAGGATGGATGTATATCAATAACCGTTGGTATTTCTTCAAATCAGACGGTCGTATGGCTAAAGGCTGGGTGAAATACCGTGAAACTTGGTACTATCTTGATGAAAAAGATGGAGATATGAAATCCGATCAATTTGTCAAATATGGTAACGGCTGGTACTACCTCAAACCAGACGGTAGCATGGCAGACAAGCCAGAATTTACAGTTGAGCCAGATGGGCTCATCACCACAAAATAAAAGAAAGGAGATTCTATTTTTCTTCTTAATAACCCGCAGGCTCAGGCTTGCGGGCTTTTTTTTGTTTTATAAGGGGCAAAAAAGGGGCAAAAATG